AATACAAAATACTGAACATATTATTCCACAATGGATTCGTGGAGGTGAAGATACACGTAATTATATTAATCGTAAAAGATTTCTTGAAAAATGTAATTAATTTTTTTATTTCATATTGTAATTGTTATTCTAAACACGGTATTTATCACTTGGATTATTTTTTTTTTTTAATAACCCTTTGATTACATTTTTAACATTATTAAAAAAATTTAAAGGTTTCTTTTCTTTAGATTCTTCTTTTATAGGTGTTTTTTCTTTAGATTCTTCTTTTATAGGTGTTTTTTCTTTAGATTCTTTTTTTACTGATAATGATTTTGATTCTGAAAAATTTATACTAGATACAGAACCTAAGGATACTTCATTTAATATTGTTGGTATTTTCTGTAATGTAGATATATCAAATGAATTAGATTCACTTGATTTATTAATAATTTTTAATTGAGGAAAACATTTAAAATTCAAAAAATCTTGTTTAACTTGTTTATTAAGAGAAACTGTTACTTCATAAATAATACATTCTTTATTTTGTTCTTTTCCTTGAAAACAAGTTGAATCTATAATTGTATCTATTTTTTTATATGAAAAAGAACAGTTTTCCTTAAATAATACTATTTCTGCTTCATTGAATATTGAATTTGAACCTAAAATTCTAAAATCTATATATGGAACACCGGTTTTTAATTTTATTTTATATAAATAATTACAATAATTTACAGAATCATTTGTATTTTTAGTAAATTTTTTAGCAATATCTAGTGATCTTGTTATTGATATAAAATTTGTTTTACCTTCAAAAAATAATTTTGCTTCATTAAGTTCCTCTATTGAAGATAAAGTTTTTGTAGGTCTTGATACTCCTCTATAAAAAAATATTTCATAAGTATTTGGAACAGATTTAAATACATTAGTTAAATTATAAAATTTATAATATTTATATTTTTGTATTTTATTTTTATTATATATATATTTTGCTAATGTATTATTAATACTTATATATTTTTTATCATATTTTATAAAGTTTTTGTTATCTTCTTCATCTTCTGTAGATTCTATTGTTAATAAATTATTTTCATCAATACAAGTTGAATTAGTTTGTATAAAATATTTATATTCATTCAATTTTGGATAAATATATTCTGCATTAAAATTAAAAAATATTTCAAATTTTCTTTGTTCTTCTTTTATTACTTCATCAATTTTTTTATCAATATTTTCAACATTAACTGTATTACCAGTATTAAATATATTACGTGTTTCTTTTATTACATACGGTTTAAGACGTGTATTAATTGATTCTATCGCACTACTAAAATTATTAGTACTAAAATTATTAGTTAAATATTTTTTTAAATTAGTTGGTATTTCTGCTATGTTTATTATTTTCACTTTATAAATTTTATTACTAATTAATATATATATTATTATATGTTTATTACTAGAATATTGTAGTTTTTTTATAAATTTTCTAGTATCAATTTTTATAAAAAAATCATATTGGTCTTTATTAAAATTCCCTATATCTAATGTATATATATAATCAAGAATATCTGTATCACTTGAATTAATATTTATTTCTATATCTTTTATTTTTTTTTTTATAAATGCACTATTATTATAATATTCTTTATTGTAAAATTCTATTTGATACAATAATAATGTTATTAAATTACTACTATTTGTAATATCTTTAGGTTTAAATTCATTTAATATAAAATAATCTATATAATAATGTTTTTTATCAGAAATACAAATATTTACATTTAATTTTTTTAATAAAATATTATAATCTGCTTTTGATATTATATATTCTTCATTATCATAACATATAATATTATATGTTTTATTAATAGCTGTTAAACCAGGTTCTACAACTTTTTTAGATTCATCATTTGGTGATATCCAAAAAACTTTTTTATATAACATTGGTTCTTTATCTGATAATATGTTACACTGTGGTGATATCCAAAATAATTCTTTATTTAATTCATATTCTTTTGATATTGTATTTATTTTTTCTATAAAACCAAATTTTAATTTATTATAATCAATAAGTTTTTGCATTTATTTCATTATTATAAAATTATATTTTTGTTTAATAATTTATTTGAAATACAAAATTTACTACATATTACATTATCATATATTATATGATAATAAAACAATGTATGTTCTTGATATGTAAATAAAATATATGTAAATTAAATTTTTATTTAATTAAACTATATAAAAACTTAATTAAAACAATTAAATACAATTAGATGACTGAAACTTTTTCATTTGATACTGATATTTCAGCACTTTTAAAACTTATTATTAATAATTTTTATTCTAATAAAGATATCTTTTTAAGAGAACTCATTTCAAATGCTAGTGATAGTATAGATAAATATAATCACTTTTGTATTATTAATAAACCCCAAAATAAAGTAGATAATTGTATTACACTTTTACCTGATAAAGAAACCAAAACACTTCATATTATTGATACTGGAATTGGTATGGATAAAGAAGAACTTATTAAAAATATAGGAACTATTGCTAATTCAGGAACAAAAGCATTTATGGAAAAAGTGAAAGATAGTAATTTAATTGGTCAATTTGGTGTAGGTTTTTATTCTGGATTCTTAGTATCAAAAGAAATTTCTATTATTACAAAAAAAGCAGATTCAGGATATTTTAAATGGACATCTGATGCTGGAGGACAATATGTTATTGAAGAATTAACAGAAAATAATGTTAAAGATCATATTCATCCTGATTATAATCTTACACAAGGAACTATTATCAAATGTTCTTTATTAGATGAAGTTACAGATAAATATACTGATATTAATAAATTAAAAGATATTGTTAAAGAACATTCACAATATATTAATTATCCTATAAAAGTTTTTATTAAAAAAGAAGAAACAAAAGAAGTTGAAGATGAAGAAGCTTCTTTAGAAGAAGAAGTTTCAGTTACTGAAGGTTCTTCTAATATTGATTCATCAAATTTAAATGATGTTACAATTGAAGATGTTGAAGAAAAACCTAAGAAAATGAAGAAAATTACGGAAATAATCAAAGAATTTCAATTAATAAATGAAACTAAACCAATTTGGACACGATCAAGTAATGAAATTACTGAAGATGATTATAATGGATTTTATAAATCATTATCAAATGATAATGAAAAACCTTATACATATAAACACATTAGTGGTGAAGGACAAATAGAATATAAAGGTATTTTATATTTACCAAAAAAAATTAAGAATAATGTATTTGAAAGAGGTGTAAAACAAAATAATATTAAATTATATGTTCGTAAAGTTTTTGTTAGTGATAATAGTGCGGTTTTATGTCCGGAATGGCTTCATTTCATTTCAGGTGTTATTGATACTGATGATCTACCTCTTAATGTTTCACGTGAAATTTTACAAGAGAATAAAGTTATTAAAGTTATTAAGAAAGCAGTGGTTAAGAAAAGTATTGATATGTTAAAATCTTCAATGAATGATATGGATAATTATCTTAAAATCTATAAAACTTATCAGAAAAATATTAAACTTGGAGTTTATGAAGAAAGTGGAGATCGCGAACGAGTATCAGATCTTTTAATGTTTTATTCTGCTAATTCACCCGATAAAATGATCACATTTGATGATTATATCACCGCAATGAACGAAAATCAAAAACATATATATTATATTTCTGGTGATAATATGGATATACTTAAAACATCTCCATTCTTAGATCGCTTTAAGAAAAATGATCTTGATGTTCTATTTATGACTGATCCAGTTGATGAATATATGTGTCAAAGACTTATGCAATATAAAGAATGCACTTTAACTTGTATTACTAAAGGAGATATTGAATTACCTAATACTACAGATGCTGATAAAGAATTAATGAAAAAACAAAAAGAAGATTATAAGTCACTTTGCGATTATATTAAACGCACTTATAATAATTTTAGTGATGTTAAAATTACAAATAAAGTTGCGGAATTACCTTGTATTGTTTCTTCACCTGAAAATGGATTTTCTGCTAATATGGAAAAAATTATTAAATCACAAACATTAGGACAAACTGATAATGCTAATGGTATGTTAAATAAAAGAGTTTTAGAAATAAATCCATTACATCCTATTATTAAAAAAATTAAAAATATTAATGATACTGATGAATATAATTCTTTAAGAGATCTATTAGATCTTGTTATTAATAGTGCTTTACTTTATTCGGGTTATCAAATTATTAAACCTGTCGATTTTTCTAAAAAAGTTCTTAACGTTGTTATGCTTGGTATGGAAATTATTGATGAAGAAATCATTGAACCTATTAAATCTAAAGATCCTTTCAATGAAGTTGAAACTATTGATATGACTAATGTTGATTAAATAATATTTTATAATAAGAAAATAAGAAAATATGAAAAATGTTATCTTATTATTAGTTTTTATTGGGATCTTAGTTATAGTTCAAGGCTATTATGAAAATAAGATTAGTACCATTAAAAAACAAAAGACTATTATTAAATATGTTCCTTTACACACATATGAAGGAAAAATGAATGGAGCTGAATCAATTGATAATCAATTTAAAAGCTCTTATGAGAAAATTATAAATACAAATAATAAAAATGTATAAACTATTCACATCTACACCTATTGAATTTAAAAAACACTGTGTTACATTTAATAACAATAAACAAGAAGAATTAAATAATCTTATCAATTTACGGGATGCATATATTGCAAATATATCATCCAAAAGACAAGATTATGATACACAATATGATGATTATTTAACTAAATACTTAAATACAAATGATTATATTGAAAAAGTTAATTTATTTAAAACATTTTATCCAATTAAAAAACCTGAATTCAATATTTATACTTATCAAAATTATTTTGAGTTAAAAGAACTAAAAGAAACAAGTAAATCTAATGAATCAGATGAAGATTAATTCTAAATTTGAATTTCAATTTATTCCTTTTATTTTATCATTTATTGTTGGTATCATTTATATTGTTATTACTAACAATACCAAAGAAAAAATAGTTAAAACACCTACACCATTCTCTAACAATCTTTATTCAGATTTTGATGGTGAATGTTATAAGGTTGATGTTGTTGAAGCACAATGTGAAGGAACTGAACAAGAATTCAATTTTGCTATTTGATTTTTTAAATTATTTTTTTTTAATTAGAATATGCTAATCCACCCATACCACTTAATATACGAAGCACATTGAAATTTACTGCATATATATACAATAATCCTGATTCTTTACTATTTATTTGCAACTGGGCTGTATCAATACGAGACATATTTAATGTTCCTGATGGTTGATGTTCTTCCGGTTTTAATGCAAATGAATATAAATTAATTCCTTTATTATTCGGTATATTTGTATGATGTTGATATGGTTGCACCAATGAAAAATATTCACCACGTCTTTCTGCAAAACGATCATTTCCGTTTAATTGCAGTTTAGCCGTTGAAATTAAATTTTCTTTATTTTCATTATTATCTGTCGCATTTGTAAAATTATTCCAATTGATATTAGAACCATTATTTCCTTCTGGTCTTATAAACCATACAAGTTCTTTACAAGGATGATTGAAATTTAAACGTGATGATTTTATTGTTCCTGATGTTATACTTTCTTCTCCTGTAAATTGCAATTGTTCTATAAGATATTCGTGTGATAATTGTGCAAATCTTTTACGTTCATCTGTATCTAAGAAAATATAATCAACCCACAAAGTTGCACCAAATGATTCAAAATTATTTTCATTATTTTCTATTACAGTTGTAGTTCCATATATTATATCATCTGTATTTATTGCTCTAATATCAGACATTGAATTAAATTCAATATTAACTTTCACTTCGTGATATTGTAAAGCTATTAAAGGTAATGCTAAACCTACATTACGACAAAACCAAAATTCAAGAGGTATATATAATTCTTCTGTTTGATTTTCTAATTTAATTGATCTATTTTCTTTATTACCACCAACCATTGAATAATATCCTTCCTTTTTTCCTTCATCTATTGTAAGTTCATTCCATATATACATCCATTCACCATATTGTTTATCAATACGTTGTCCTCCTATTTCTAATTCTACGTGTTTTATCATTTTATATCCATAAAATGGTTGAAGATATATTGGATTTGAATCTACTTTTACTGACACTTGTAAATATAATTTATGAATTAAATCACCATTACGAGATATCTGACAAGTAATACGATTCCCTAATTCTGCATTACCATTAAAAGTTTGTTGTATTGATTCTAATGAAAAATTAGTATGACGACGATAAACTGTTTTAAAAAAAGTTATTTGAGGATTACCAGTAAGATAAACATCTTGAGCACCGTAAGCTACTAGTTGTAATAAACCACCACCCATTTATTTAAAAATATATATTTATTTATAATATATTCATTTATGATTATGATATTTTACTATATTTAAAAATTAAAATATTATAAAATTAAAATGCTATTTAATCATAATTTAAAAAAACCTAATATTTGCTTTATAATACCTGATAAACAATGGTATTATAATGAAGATATGCTTATTACTAAACAATCTAATATTGAACAAATATTTATCAATGGTATTGAAAATACTTTATTATTATCTTCTATTTTTATTTGTTATTCAGTTATAACAGGTAATCATTCCTATATTGTTAATAAATTAAATAAATTATCATCTAAACTTATGAATTTTAATAACTTTTATTTTCAATCTGCTTTAACTAGTTCAATTATTTCATTATTTTTAGGTGTTAATACCGCATTAGGATATCCTAATATGATAAATAAAAAGAAATAAGTTATTATATATTTAGTTAGAATACGCAAGACCACCCATACCACTGAGGATACGGAGGACGTTGTAGGAATGAGCATAAACTGCTACACTAGTAGCACCATTTGTTACACCACCTAATTTAAGTTGTGCAGTATCAATACGAGACATATTGAGTGTTCCAGATGGTTGATGTTCTTCTGGTTTTAATGCGAAAGAATATACATTGATACTCTTATTATTCGGTATATTGGTATGATGTTGATAGGGTTGAACGTGAGTGAAATATTTTTGATTGCGTTCCGCAAAACGATCATTACCGTTAAGCATAAGTTTGGCAGTTCCACATTGTCCCACATCTGTTCCTGTTCCTCCCTTACCTTTCCATATTAATTCTTTTACAGGATGGTTGAAAGATAATTTAATAGATGCACCTGATGCTGATGTTGTCTCATCACCAGTGAATTGCACTTGTTCAATAAGGTATTCGTGAGATAATTGAGCAAAACGACGACGTTCGTCAGTATCTAAGAAGATGTAATCAGCCCATAAGGTGGCATCTGTAAATGCATCACCGCCAATGCTGTCAAACTCAATATTAATTTTAACTTCGTGATATTGTAATGCAATTAAAGGAAGAGCTAAACCAATATTACGGCAGAACCAAAATTCAAGAGGAACATATCGGTCTCCTGATGCATTAGTTCCTCCAACCATTTTAGTATATCCTGTAGTTTTTCCTGCAGGTAAAGTAAGTTCATTCCAGATTTTCATCCATTCACCATATTGACGATCAATTAATTGACCACCAATTTCTACTTCTACTTTTTTAAGTAAATCACGAGCATCGTATGTTTCAGCTCCACCACTAAAAACTACATATAATTTATGAACTAAATCACCATTACGTGAGATTTGGCAAGTTACACGTTTTCCACTACTAGGGGATCCGTTAAAAGTTTGTTGTATAGATTCGATAGAAAAGTTAGTATGACGACGATAAACTACTTTGAAGAAAGTAATCTGAGGGTTGCCGGTAAGATAGACATCTTGGGCACCATAAGCTACAAGTTGAAGAAGACCTCCACCCATTTTGTATTTATTATTAATACAGAAAAAAAATTTTTATATATTAGATTTATTTTTACTAATATTTTATATAAAAATAATTTGAATGTTGATTTAGTTAGAATAAGCAAGACCACCCATTCCACTAAGAATACGAAGCACATTGTAATTCACCGCATACATATTAAGAGTTCCTGCATTAGAACTAGAACCAGTTCCAACAATAGCAGTTGCTGTATCAATACGAGACATATTAAGAGTTCCAGATGGTTGGTGTTCTTCTGGTTTTAATGCAAAAGAATATACGTGGATATTTGTTCCATCAGGAATATTTTCGTGGTGTTGATAAGGTTGAACGTGTGTGAAATATTTGGCATCACGCTTAGCAAAACGATCATTACCGTTAAGTTGAAGTTGGAAATCTTTTGTTGTTAAAAAAGTAAAATCAGTTGATTTATTAACCCATACTAATTCTTTAACAGGATGATTGAATGAAAGTTTGGATTTTGTTGTTACATCAGTTCCACCACCTGCTGCAATTGATTCACCACCGGTAAACTGAACTTGTTCAATTAGATATTCGTGAGATAATTGAGCAAAACGACGACGTTCGTCAGTATCTAAGAAGATATAGTCAGCCCATAATTCTACATTTGATAAAGAAACCTCAGTTCCTAACGATGATCCTAATGTAAGATTGATTTTAACTTCGTGATATTGTAAAGCAATTAGAGGAAGGGCTAAACCAATATTACGGCAGAACCAAAACTCAAGAGGAACATATACAGTTCTAATATCATCAGTTCCTCCAGTAGGAGAAACAGTATCTTTACTAATCATTGTATTAAACCCTGTCCTTTTTCCTTCAGGAAGGGTAAGTTCATTCCAGATATGCATCCATTCACCATATTGACGATCAATCATTTGACCACCAATTTCAACTTCAACTTGATTGATTAATTTAAAACCAGCATATTGATTTAATGTGCCTGCATCTGCTGTAGTAGTAAGTGTTGCTTGTAAGTATAACTTATGAACTAAATCACCATTACGGGAGATTTGGCAAGTTACACGCTGACCTAAGTTAGCATTTCCATTAAAGGTTTGTTGAATTGACTCAATAGAGAAGTTAGTATGACGACGATAAACTACTTTGAAGAAAGTTATTTGAGGGTTGCCAGTAAGATAGACATCTTGGGCACCATAAGCTACAAGTTGAAGAAGACCTCCACCCATTTTATCTTTATTATTAGATAAGATAAAAAATATTTGTTAAATAATTTATATTCTTAAATTATAATAATTATGTTTAAAATTACTGAATATTTTTCATTTTATGTCTTATTATGGTATTTCCTATATATGTTAAATATTATACCTTTTAATCCTATTATTAGTTTCTATTTAATTTCAACATTTGTATCTTGGTTAATATGGTATATGATCAATCTTAACATATCTACAAAAAAAATATTATATTTTATTTTAATTGGAGTTATTTTTCCAAAAATAATACCAATTTTAACATTGAAACACGTTTTTAATCCTATTGATCTTGTATTTGGTTATTCAATGTTTTTTATTTATTATATCATACTATATTATACAAAAAAAGTTGAACCTATTCAACATTACTTTAATTTTGTTACAGATTTACAAAAACTACCAGATAATTTTTAATTTAATTAGAATACGCCAATCCACCCATACCACTTAAAATACGTAAAACATTATAATTAACACCCCATACCCTTATTGTTCCTCCTCTTTTAGGTTTTACTACAAGTCTTGCAGTATCTATTCTCGACATATTTAATGTTCCTGATGGTTGATGTTCTTCCGGTTTTAATGCAAATGAATATACATTAATACCCGCATTACTTGGTATATTTGTGTGATGTTGATATGGTTGGACCAATGAAAAATAATCTCCATTCCTTTTAGCAAAACGATCATTTCCATTTAATTGTAAATTAGCTGAAGTAATTGAATTGTTGCCATCTGGATCTATACCAAATAAAGTATTTTGAAGTTTTTGATTTGAATCGTCGCCAAATCGTTCGATTGCTTCATTGTTAGAATCTGCAAATATTTCAGAATCTGTATAATTATACCATTGATTTTCTAAAGTTGCTTTTTCAGTATCATTAATAGTCCATATAATTTCTTTTACAGGGTGATTCATAACTAAAGATATACTTTGTTCATTTGTTCCACTAACTGTATTTTCGTTCATTTGCACTTGTTCTATTAAATATTCGTGTGATAATTGAGCAAATCTTTTACGTTCATCTGTATCTAAAAATACATAATCACACCAAATGGTTGCATTCTTAATTGATTTTCTATTAACTGTTCCAGTTGAATTTTTAACATACGCAGTTCCATTATAAGTGCAATTATCAAAAGATTCTATTTCAATATTTATTTTTACTTCGTGATATTGAAGAGCAATTAATGGTAATGCTAAACCTATATTACGACAAAACCAAAATTCTAAAGGAATATATATTTTATTATCTTTAAAACTTGTCATATCAGAATCTGCACCAATCATTTCTTGATAACCATCCATTTTTCCAATAGGTAATGATAATTCATTCCAAATATACATCCAATGTGAATATTGTTTATCAATCTTTTGACCACCAATTTCAACTTCAACTGATTTTAATAAACGATGACCAATAAAATTAACATAACGATCTAAATTTTCTGTAAGAATATTAGTAATAGTATTTCCATCATATAATTTTTCTAATTCTACTTCTACATACATTTTATGAACTAAATCACCATTGCGAGATATTTGACACGATACACGATTTCCCCAATCAAAATTACCATTAATAGATTGTTGTATAGATTCTAATGAAAAATTGGTATGACGACGATATACAACTTTAAAGAAAGTAATTTGAGGATTTCCAGTTAAATAAACATCTTGTGCACCATAAGCAACTAATTGTAATAATCCACCTCCCATTTATTAATTAAGTATATAAAAAAATAACTTGCAAAAAGTAATTAAATATGATGAAAGAAAGATGTAGTAAGAAAAGAATACACGTTGTAGATAATACAAAAGAGATTTCAACATTAGACGATATTCATATTAATAGTATAAAAAAATTTGAAATTAAAAATAAAAGAATTGAAGAAATTACAAAACAAATAAAAGAATTGAATATAATTGCAATGAGTGATATACCTTGGTTATGTAATGTAGAAATTAAGGAAAGAATAAAAGATTATAATACTGAATTAGATAATCTTAATGAACAAAATGAACTTGATTATTATGAAAATGTTGGTGAAATATTATTTAATTATTATGACATTGTTAATCAAAATGTTAATGTTAAAAAAATAAATCCTAAAAAATATACTATCCTTGAAGCACTTAATATTCAAACAGATGATTGTGATTCAAATATAGATAAATGCGAATATAAAGATAAATCAAAATTAGTTAATGAATATTTAGCTATAACGGATAATAAATATATTAATCACCTTGATGGAGAATTTACAAATTCTAAATGTATAAATTGTAATAATGAAATGACTAATTTAGTTCAAGAAGCTTTAATTGTATGTTTAAAATGTGGATATCAAGATGTTCTATTAGCTGAACAAAATAGACCTATAATGTTATATGATAAAAAAGACGGTATTCATTATAGTTACAAAAGAATTAATCATTTTAGAGAATGGATATCACAAATACAAGGTAAAGAAAGCACTGATATACCAAATGAAGTATTTGAAAAAATACTTAATGAATTAAAAAAAGAGAAAATAACAGATACAACTAAATTAAATCCAAAATTTATGAGAACAATATTAAAAAAATTGAGAACACATAAATATTATGAACATACTGCATATATTATTAATAGAATTAATGGTATTCCACCACCTCAATTTTCACCAGAATTAGAACAAAATTTATCTAATATGTTTATGCAAACACAACCATTATTTATTAAATATGCACCCGCAAATAGATTAAATTTTATTTCATATTCTTATATTTTACATAAATTCTTTTTAATTTTAGATATGCCAGAATATCTTGCACTATTTCCATTATTAAAAAGTAGGCAAAAAATTGCACAAAATGAAGAAGTATTTAAAAAAATTTGTAAAGAATTAAAATGGACTTGGATTCCTAGTATTTAAAAATGATTTAATTATAATTATTAATTAATGTATATTATATTTGATACTGAAACAACTGGGTTAATACCAAAAGATTCTTCTAACAATTATTATTCTTATAAAAATACTGTAAAATATGATAATTCAAGGATGATTCAAATTAGTTATGAAATTTTAGATTATAATTTGAATATTATTGTTTCAAGAAACTTTTATATTAATGAAGTAGATGTTATTCAAAATTCACATTTTCATAATATTACAAAAGAATTATTAGAAAATGAAGGTGTTACTATAAATGATTTTTGTACTATATTTAAGAAAGATCTTATTCAATGTAATTGTATAATAGCACATAATTTACAATTTGATTATTGTATTTTATTAAGCGAACTTTATAGATTCGGTTTTATTGACATTATTAATAAAATTAATACTATGAAGTTTTGTTGTTCTATGAGAAAAACAAGACATCTTGTATGTAAAAATAACAAATTTCCTAAATTATTAGAATTATATAATTATGCAAATTCTTCACAACTTGAATCATTACCTAATGCACATAATTCTATGAATGATGTTATTTATCTGCGGATAGCTTTAATTAAATTAAAAGAAAATAAGGTATTTGATATATTTACGTGCGAATAATTTTATATATCAATTATATTTTTCATTAAATAATATTATGACCGATAAACTTAATGTTTTGGTTGAAAACAAAAATGAATATTTAGAACATCTTTTAGATATTTCTACTATACCTATTTGTAGATTCTTTGTTAATATTTCAAATAATTGCACTTCATTAAAAGAATTTCAAAATGAATTAGTCCTTTTAACTAAATGGACTAAACAAAAACAGGATGCTAAAATGAATACCATTCATAAATTAATTGAAGAAGACAACGCTACACCACAATATATGTTAAAAATATTATCAGAAATTATTTCTAAAAGTATTAAAATAAAGATTATTGAAAATAATTCTACAATTAAATCAATTAAAGTATATATTCCTGAATGGTTTGAGTTTTTATATAAAGTATGTCTTTTATGTTCTAATGAATTTTGGAAAAATCCTATATTATTTTATAAAAAAGTTACATCTATTCAAAAACAAAATAATATTAATTCCATTGAAAAAATAACTAAAGTATGTATTAAAAATGCTTTAAGATCATTTGTTCCTTTACATAAAATTATAAATGAATTATCTACTATCACTGTAGGTGGTGAAATTAATATTACAAATGATACAAATCATACAAATGATACAAATGATACAAATGATCAAATAGAAAATTCAGACGAACCTGAAGAATCTGGAGAATCTGGAGAATCTGGAGAATCTGAAGAATCTGGAGAATCTGGAGAATCTGGAGAATCTGGAGAATCTGGAGAATCTGGAGAATCTGGAGAATCTGGAGAATCTGGAGAATCTGATAATGATATTCAACAAAATGAAGATCATGAAAATACTCAAAATGTTGAAGATTCTCAAGAATCTGATAATAATATTCAAGAAAATGAAGACCAAGAAGATACTCAAAATAATGAAGAAAATGATCAAGATGATGATAATGATCAAGAATCTGATCAAGAATCACAAGAATCTGATAATGATATTCAACAAAATGAAGTTATGGAATATACTCAAAATGTTGAAGAAACTGAAAATGATCAAGATGATAATGATCAAGAATTGCAAGAATTTGTTGATGATCTTCAAGAAAATGAAGATTCAGAAAATATTAAAGAAACTGAAAATAAACTAGATAATGATGAAATAATGTATTTTGAAATTAATCAGGAATCAACAAAAGAAAATAATATATTTGAAGATTCAAATAAGAAAAAAATCAAAAATACTAAATCTAAAGAAAATCAAGTAGAAACAAAAGATATTATAGTAGAAAATATTTTAGATACTCAAGATAATATTGTAGAAACAGATACTAATTCAATTAAATCAACAAAAATATATGAAGAACCAACTAAATCAATAAAAACTCAACAAACTCAACAAACTCAACAAACTCAACAAACTCAACAAACTCAACAAACTCAACAAACTCAACAAACTCAACAAACTCAACAAAACATAGAACCAATTAAACCAGTTAATATTTTTATAAACTCTATAAAAACTGATAAATCTATAGATTTAAATAAACCTACAATTATAAAAGAACCTATAACTGTAAAAGAACCTATAACTGTAAAAGAACCTATAAATGTAAATGAATCTATAAATGTAAATGAATCTACAAATGTAAATGAATCTACAAATGTAAATGAATCTACAAATGTAAATGAATCTACAAATGTAAATGAATCTATGGATTTAAAGGAATCTACAAATGTAAAAGAATCTATGGATTTAAATGAATCTATGGATTTAAAGGAATCTATAGAATCAGACGATGATCTAATAGAACCATCTGATATAAATAAGGATGTTAAAGTAATACGTATAAACAAATCGTTTTTTTAAAATATAAAAAATAAAATGTATTATATATATTCATTATGTATAGCTTTAATAATTTTTATAATTATTAATAGTTTTGAAAAAAAACAAACAATTACTGTTAAAGATTTATTAACTTTTATTGTTTTATATATTATTATAACTTTTGTTACTTATTATATATACTCTTCAATGAATAAAATTACTAATATTGAATCAACACCTACTTATATTCCAGAAGTAATTGAAACTGGTTTTAATATTGCTTCTTCTTAACTGTAATTTTACACGCATTTTTACTATTTTTTACTACAATATTTGGATCATATTGTTCATCTTCTTCTTCTTTATCATCATAATTACTTAATTTTTCTTTTTCATCCTGTATTGATTGCATATCCCATAAATCAGAATTACATAATTTAAAGTTTTTGTTTGGATCAGCTTTATACCAAAAAACTTGATCTTCTAATTTAGAACCTGATGCTCTATTATCTATTACTAAACATCCATAATCTTGTGTAACTTGATCTAAAACTTGTTCAAATACTTGCAAACTTGGAAACATTCCTGCATAATGATCATATAACCTTTCACGATTTTTTTTAATATTTTCTTTAAAAATAAAAACATAATCAATATTTGTTCTTAAAGCAGGACTTATACCCATAGGGAATTGCATTGTTAATAAAAACAATATCTTATAATGTCTTCCATTCATAAATATTTTACGAATATTTGCATCATTTGTCCAAGATTTATCATACATAGCATCATCCATTACTAAAAATGATCGAGGATCAACTGAAGAATAACCATACGTTTCTAACTCTTTTTTATATTTTCCTGATATTTTTTGTTGTCTTTGAACATATTTACTTATTATATCAGGTGTATATTCATCATGTATCAATAATTTAGGTATAAAATGTTGAAAATAAGAATTCGCATGTTCTGTTGGAGAAATTACCAAACCAATTGGTATTCCAGTATGATATGATAATATATCTTTTATACATACACTTTTACCTCTATTACGTGCTGCAATTGCTACAATAACAGAATCATCTTTAATTTTTTTAGGATCAAATTTTTTTAATTCTAATCTAAATGAGGGTTTATTACTTTGTTTCATTTTAATGTTATGTTATACATTTTTAACTTCAACCTTTCGCACTTAACCATGGATCTTCTGTATTATTCAATGTATCTGTTATATCTTCAACAGATTGTTCATCTTTTACTGATTTTATAGCATCAGTTCTACGATTATCAAATACCATATCTTTATTTTCTTTATTTTCCTTATAATGTTTCATTAATGTATTTAGTTCTGATTCAGTATATTCTTGATTTTCTACATTAGATGCTATATGACTTTCATATGGTAACCAACATCCTACTTGTGCTACATAAATATGGAAATATGGATCTTTCTTTTTTAAAGTTTCACAACGCAATTTAGCTTGTTCTACTGTATCATATACCCCTCTTACTTTAATGCCTCTTACAGATGTTTTAAAATCATTTTCAGCATGAAAATCTTTTTCAATATTTTCTGCATTTGTATTTTTGAAAAATGTTAATTGATCATTTAATTCATCTTTATTAAAAATATAATTATGATTATCTTTAATACTTGTAATTATATCTTTGTTATCTGGATATTTATTAATTAAATTATTTAATAATTCTGACATATCATCTGAAAACTTATTAATAAACTTTGAAAAATAATAAGCTTCTTTATTTTTAATAACATCCTCTGGATTTAAAAAAGATACACAAACATAATTTTGATTTCTCAATGGTTCGTCTTCATCTAAATAATCTACTTTTGTTTCAGACATTTTAATTTGATTTTAAATTATATCTTTATATATAATAAAATGTATGACGTAGATATAAATGAACTTATCTTAAAAGCTCTAAAATACCTTTTCCAAGGTCTTATGATTGCTATTGTAGCATATTTACTTGATATGATTGGACCTAATAAACTTAATACTTGGGAAATTGCTATATTATCTGCTACCGCTGCTTGTATTTTTGCTATATTAGATATATTAAGTCCTACTTATGCACAATCTGCACAACAAGGTATAGGTTTAGCAACTGGTTTTAAATTAATGAGATTTCCATATTAAAAAATTATATATAAACAAAAAATAAAATAACAAAAGCATAATGTTAAATGATTTAATTGAAAGTGCTATTAGATCAAAAGGTGCTCATTATGATTTAGCAACTATTATTTATTTTTTTTATAAAGATGAATACAAAGTCGTTAATGATAAATGGTTTAAATTATCAAGTAATGATCCCATTAAATGGCAAGAAATGGAAGCACCTACAGATTTATATATCAATATAAGTCGCAAAATATTTGATGTCTTAATTGAAGAATACGATAAATTATATGAACAAAGCAAAACTGCTGAAACACTTGATATGTCTGATTTATATAAAGAAAAAGCTAGAATATTACAAAGAATCGCTAATAATTGTAAAATGGTCAATTATAAAAATAGTCTTATAAGAGAATGCAAACCTTTATTTACGGTTGATGAATTATAGTTTCTATTAATTTATCAATATTAATATCATTTGTATTAATTACTAAATCCGCATTTAATTTATCAATATTCAATTCTGATATATGTTCTAATCTTTTTATATGTTCATTTGCATTTTCTTTATAAAGTTCTTTTATTCTTTTTATCTGTTGATTCTTATCAATTAACAATTTTATTATAAAATACTTATTTGATCTTAAGTAATTATATTCATTTTCAAATCGTAAATCATCTATAATTATATTATCTTTGTCTTTTATATTTTTATCTAATTGTTTTATCCAAATATCATTATCTATTTCTTTCAATTTTTCTGCAAGTTCCTGTATTAATTTACGATCTTTATATGACATATCAAATAATTCTTTTGCATATTTCTTTACATTATTTGCAAAACTATATTTCTCTAAATTTAATCTATTTTTAATTATATTTGCTAAGGTTGATTTACCAGAACATATTTTACCCGTAATTGCTATCTTCATCTTATTAAATAATAAAAAATTAGTTATTTTTTATATAATTCAGATTACACCTTATTTTCATACTTTTTTTCATATTTTTTTGCTTCATATTCTAATTTTCTTTCTATTTCTTCTTTTTCTAATATTAATATCTTCAATATCTTAGTATTAAAATTATCTTCTGTATTCTTTTTCCAAAATATTTCTAATTTACGTTTATTATTTTTCTTTTTCATTAAAATATTTGCTATATAAGGATGCCTATAAAATCCTTTCCAATATCTTTCTCCAAAATTATATCCACATAATTTCCAAAATTCTTCTTTATCATTATTAACTATATAATAACTATTATTTTCTACTACAATACTTATCTTTTTCATTTATATTTTTTTAAATTTATCTGTTATCATTTTTTTTTTATAAAAATTATATTTTATCTTTCATTTATGCAAACTTATTCTAATATTCAGTTTCATTTATTTACAATAGTAAATTGTAAATATTAAAAATGCAAAAGTGTTATATTGAAAAATTAAGATTAAATCCTTTATAAGTAGTAGGATAGATTCTTATTGTTTGTATAGTTAATTTATTAAGGTATTATACCAACTAACAAAATATATCATTTATCTTTTTAATTGATATGATGCTAAAAATATAAAACTAAAATTAAGAATTTACAATAATAAAAACAATTACTTAATTTTTTAAAAAATGATAACAAAATTAAAAATATATAAATGATCTTGGATATAATTGATTATATTATTATTAATTTTGATAATATTGATGATATTATAAAATATATGTTAAGTTCTAAAAAAAATTATAATAATATTGTTACAAATAATAATTTATGGAATTCTATTTGTTTAAAATATTTTAAACAACCCGGTAATTTTAAATGTTTTAAACAATTTATGTCAAATAAAATAAGATTAAATTGTATATCAATTGATGATTCTAAATGTCATAAAGAATTTTATGATATACAGGAAAACAAAAGACTTAAAATTGGTAGATCAAGACAAAATGATATATGTATTTTACGTGATCCTAATGTATCAAGATTACATGCTGAATTTAAAGTAATTAATCCATCTAAAATATTTATTAGAGATCTTGGTAGCTTTAATAAAACATTTATTAATGATAATGTTGTATCAATTATTCAAAAAACTCAATTATATGTTGGTGATGAAATTAATGTTGGAGGTAATATTATTCTTAAAGTTGCTTTTATATAAACTTTTTTATAAAAAAATGATTTAAATAATTACACATATCTAAATGATTATCGTTAAATGGAATAAATTTCGTAATTTAGATAATATTCGTAAATGCGAAAATTGTTTGATTTTTGATGAAAAAAATAATTTTAAATATTGTAGCAAATGTAAATTATGTTGCTATTGCTCTAAAGAATGTCAAATTAAACATTGGAAAAAAGAACATAAGTTTAGATGTAATATAGAAATACATAAATTACCTAAAAAAGAAAGATTAGAATATAGATTACTAAGTAATGTATTAACAATTAAATATTATGAAAATACACTTATACAAGATAATAGTATGGTATTTAAAAGTAATATTAAATATTGGAATGTTTTAGATGATCCTGAAAATATAGAAAATACATATATATTACTTGAATCGAATAAAGATATTTTTATACAATATTGTATTGAAAGGAATATATTATATGAAAAATATATAGATAAATATAATTTAATATTATTTGGATATAATTTTGTATTACATATATAAAATAAAAATGATTTAATTATTTTATTTATATTAAATGGATTCAATTAAATTTAAAATTGTTAATATTATTTTAAATAAATCTATATTTGATGAGAATATTATTAATATCATTTTAAAATATTATTGGCATTTTTTAAATAATAAAAGAAAAATACTATTACCATGGATTGATATTAATAAATTAGATTGGAAATATCTGTCTTTAAATAAAAATGCAATTCATTTACTTGAACTAAATATTGATAAAATTGATTGGGAATATATTTCACTTAATCCTAATGCTATGAATTTATTAAAATACAATGAAGATAAAATTGATTGGTATTTTTTATCAAAAAATAAAAATGCTATTAGTTTGTTAAAAAATAAAATGACTGATGTTAATTTTGCACAATTATGTAGTAATCCAAATGCTATTCAAATTATACAAGAACAAGAAGCAAATATTTTAAAAATGCCATTAAATCATAATAAAGATATTATTCATTTTTTAGAAAATAACAGGAATTACATTATATGGGATGAATTATCCAAAAATAAAAATGCTATAGAATTATTAAGTAATAATTTAGATAAAGTTAATTGGAAGTATTTATCATCAAATAAGAATGCTATAGAAATATTAAAAAATAATCAAGATAAAATTGATTGGTTAGTTTTATCTGCAAATAAAAATGCTATAGAAATATTAAAAGATAACTTAGATAAAATTGATTGGTTTATGTTATCGTCCAATAAAAATGCTATAGAAATATTAAAAAATAATCAAGATAAAATTGATTGGTATGCATTATCTTCAAACAAAAATGCTATAGAAATATTAAAAAATAATCAAGATAAAATTAATTGGGCTAATTTTTCTTATAATCCTGCTATATTTGAAGATGAACCTATGCCAATTATTTTTTGAATTGAATTATAATTAATTTAAATTATTAAATAATGTTATTAATTCTTTAACTGTTTTATAATTACGTATATATTTATATCCATTATGATAATAATATTCTTTTGGATTATATATAATTTCTTTCTTTTTATAATATGGCATTTCTATTGATTCATATTCATCATCAATATTTATATATTCTAAACTTGTTTTTGTTATTATAAAACAATTATCATCTTTATTTGATTTTACATTTGATAATTTATATTTCATTGAATATGTTAATCCTTCAAAATCATCTAATGATCTTGGATGTAATGATAATTTAATTATATTTAATATTATATTATTATTATTTAAAATATAATATTTATTATTTTTTATTTTACATTCTGATAATAAATATAATCTTAAAGGCTTATCTGTATAATATTTATTTGTCTTTTGTATTAAATTACTTTCATTGGGATATAATTGTTCTAAAAAATTATTATATTCTAATTTTCCATCAAAAATAATTTCTTTTTCAAATATTATATTATGAAGTTCTATATTATCATTATAATGTATTGGATGAATTATTAATAATATTAATGGGTCTTTTATATTTTTTAATTTTTCACATATTATAAAATTTTTATATTCTTTTGGATAATATTTATTTGTTACTTCTAATGATCTTATATTATTTACAATTGTATCTATTTCACTATTTATATCTTTTAATTTTTCTGTTGAATGATGATATATATATAATTTTGCTAAATCATAATGGTATGTAGTTATCTTATTTTCAGTAAAAGTATTATTCAATTTTTTTAAATTAATTATAATATTTTGAAGATTATAAAATATGGTTTCCATCTTATAATAAAATTAAGAAAATATCTTTTACTAATAAACTTTAATTTGTAAATTTTTGTTTATTTTTTTTATGATATTTTATTAAGATTCATTTATGAGTAAATTATTTAAACTTCCTGAAAATTATTCATGGACACAATTAAAAGATAGTTATAAAAAATTAGCTATACAGAATCATCCAGATAAAGGAGGAGATCCTGATTTTTTTAATTATATTACAGAACAATTCCAAAAACTTGCTATTGAAATTAAAAATAGAGATTCCAATAAATCACATTTTGATCTTAAACAAAACTATAAAGAAAATACTATTATTTCAAATCGTTTTGGTATATCACAAGTTGCGAATGATACTTTCAGTAGTAAGTTTAATAAAACATTTGATGAAAATAAATTTATTGATGAAGATATAGAATTTGGTTATGGTAGTATGATGGAACCTTCTAGTAAAGTTCGTGAAGATATTAATATTAACAATGTTTTTGGTAAGTCCACTGTTAGTTCTGAAAAGTTTAATAAAACATTTGATACTAGAGTTAAACCTTCCACTAATGTTATCAAATATAAAGAACCCGAGGCTTTACCTTCTTGTTCTAAAATTATTCATTCTGAAATTGGCAATAAAACTACAGATTATTCTGGTAAAACTTCAAGTAGTAGTTTAAGTTATACAGATTTTAAAGTTGCTTTTACAGAAGAAAGAACACCTAATGATATTAATCGAAAACAATTTAAAAATGTAAAAGAATATCAACAATATAGTGATCGTAAATTAAAAAAAGGTATGACTGAAAAAGAAATACTTTTTAAGAAAAAAGAAGAAATTTTACAAGATAAAAGAGAAAAAGAAAGACTCTCACGTATTGAAGATCGTGATAAAAAATTAGCTGAATATTATGAAAAAATATCTAGATTAGGCTTGGGAAGTCAATAATGGAGTTATTAGATCCTCAGAATAATCTGATCTGATCGAAATTGTTGATTCTTCAGATATATCAGAATCATATAATATATCGTATTCATCTGAATCTTCAGTATAATTAAATATATTATCTATTAATGTTTTATAATTATTATTTCCTCCTTTTTGTTTTGAAAATAATAATTCATCAAGTTCTTTTTTATTTTCAACTCCATCAAATACTTTTGGTAATGTAGTATTAAGTTGTTTCATATATTCTATGGTGTATTTATAGTTATCTTTATCTTTATTTTTTTCTATTTCTTCTATTATTTTATTATTGAAAACTAAAGTTTCATAATATGATTTATATTCTTCGCATTTTTCTTGATCGATATATTTTTCTTGTATATCTCTTGCAGTAGTTGTTAAATAAACCATTAACATATTGATAGCATCACATATATCTTTGTATTCGTTAATCTTGTTTTTTTCTATAATTTCTTTTATAATTTTTTCTTCTTCTTCTTTTTCTTTTATATTATCTGAATAATTTTGTATATATTTTACATATATATATCTTGTATATATTTTATATACATTATTAATTTTTTTAATAGTTTCAATTATTTTTTCTATTAATTTTAATCGTTTATTTATATCTAGTGATAATAATGGTTTTTTTTGTTGTGTTAAAGTTGCACTTGATGGAGTTACTGTTATTGATTGTGATGGTATTTGTATTTCGTTTTGTTCTAAACTTGCAATTGATGGAGTTACTGTTATTGATTGTGGTGGTATTTGTATTACGTTTTGTTCTAAAGTTGCACTTGATGGATTTGCTGTTATTGATTGCGGTGGTATTTGTATTTCGTCTTGTTCTAAAGTAGCACTTGATGGATTTGCTGTTATTGATTGGGGTGGTATTTGTATTTCTTTTTGTTCTAAAGTTGCACTTGATGGATTTGCAGTTACTCTCTGCTTTGCCAACTCCTCCCTCTGTTTTGCTTCTGCTGCTGCTGCTTCCTCCTCCCTCTGTTTTGCTTCTGCTGCCGCTGCTGCTGCTGCTGTTGCTTCTGCTGCTTCCTCCTCCCTCTGTTTTGCTTCTGCTCTTTCTGCCTCTTTTGGGTCTTGTTCTAAAGTTGCACTTGATGGATTTGCTGTTATTGATTGTGGTGGTATTTGTATTTCTTTTTGTTCTAAAGTTGCACTTGATGGATTTGCTGTTATTGATTGTGGTGGTATTTGTATTTCTTTTTGTTCTAAAGTTGCACTTGATGGATTTGCTGTTATTGATTGTGGTGGTATTTGTATTTCGTCTTGTTCTAAAGTTGCACTTGATGGATTTGCTGTTATTAATTGTGGTGGTATTGGTATTTCGTCTTGTTCTAAAGTTGCACTTGATGGATTTGCTGTTATTAATTGTGGTGGTATTTGTATTTCGTCTTGTTCTAAAGTTGCACTTGATGGATTTGCTGTTATTAATTGTGGTGGTATTGGTATTTCGTTCTTGAATATATTAAATATATAATCTTTAGAATCTTTTATTTCTAGATTACTTATAATTTTAATCTCTTGATCTTGTAAGTCACTACAATTTTCTATGTCTATTTTTTCTTTTATTTCTACAGTATATTTATTATTATGCTCTTCTATTCTGTTTATTAATATAGACACAATATGACCAGTATTAGTAACAGTATTATGTTCAACTGTTATATCAATTTCTTCCAATGATTCTTGATTTGTTACTTTTACATTAAAAGTTAGTAATTGAGAAAATTCCATATCGAAATAAAATAGTAATTGAGCAATATTTTTTCTTATTTTTTTTAAATCTGTTGTAGCACTTTCATTATTAATTTCATGTATTAATGTATTGATTTTATCTACTTTTGTATTATTTGAATTAATACATTCTTTAATTATCATACATTTGTGTTTTTTTTCTAAATCTGTAATAATGGTATTTAGTCTGCTAATTCTATCTATATAGGTTCCTTTTATGTCTGTTTCACCATAAACTGCATTCAAAAAATCATATACTACTTTATCTGGATCTGATGAGTTAGTTTCGCCACTGTTTGCACTTGATGTATTCAACCATTTATTGTTTAAATCGTTTAAAAAAATTGTAATATTATTAGTAAAATTATTATAGTAATCTAGTAAATCAAATAAACTAATTTCTTTACTTTCTTCGTTATTATATAAAAGAATATCTCTAGTTTTATCTTCTATTATTGTTAATATATCTTGAATTTTTAATAATTTAGTATTTATATTTATCATTCTGATGATATTATTATTTATTTTAATATTTAATTCAGAAATGTCGGGTAGTTGAATTTTATCTTGATGTATAAAAACAATTTTATATAAAAAAAATATTATATTTAAAATAATATCGTTAAAAGTAAAAAAACTTCCATTTGATTGTTTAAAACAATCATTAAATAAAACTACAATACTGTTTGTTTTCTTACTATCTACTAAATAGCCTCTAATAGTTTTAATATTATCTATTTTAATTCCAATTTTATCAGTTTTATATAATTTTTTTAATTTATCTAAATGTCTCTTTAATCCGTCAAGAGTAGTAGATTTAGGAAGACTACCTTCATTAAAAACTGAATTAAAAAAAGATTGAAGATTCTCTTTTATTTCTGTTTTAGTTGGGTTAACAGGATCAGTTAGGGTTTTTCCATTAGTTAATCTATATTTTTTTATTACTTCAATGAATAATCTATATTTCTCCTCATTAGTATAGGAATTATAATATCTCGTAAATATGTTTTGTGTTGATGATGAAAATGGCTTTACAGAATTTAGAGATTCAATAAATTCTTTTATATCATCAATGCTAATTTCCGGAGGAACACCACCAATTTTATAAGAATTAATTACATTTTCAATTTGATCAAGTGGATAATATTTTTTCTTAAATCTACAATATTCAATTCCATCATTTACATATATTCTATAAGAATCTGAATTAATAATTAATTTAAATTTAGTTTTTTTCATATTTACATATTTAAATTATTAAAACTTTCAATAATCTAAATGCACATAAAGATTATTAAGAAAACATAAGTATGACTAATTTATATCAAATTTTAGGATTAGAAAAATCAGCATCTGCAGATGATATTAAAAGAGCATATAAAAAACTAGCAGTTCAAAATCATCCTGATAAAGGTGGGGATGAAAAGAAGTTTCAAGAAATATCAAATGCATATGATGTTTTAAGTGATCCTAAGAAAAAACAAGAATATGATAGTGGTGGATCTAATGGACATAGATTTAATGGCAATCACGAAGATATATTTTCACATTTTTTTGGTAGAAGAGGTGGTGGACAGCAACAACCACAAAAATGCAATGATATACTAAAACCTTATAAAATAACATTACGTGATGCTTTTACAGGTGTTAAAAAAACATTGAAGATTAAATTAAAAGCTTTTAATTTAGATAAATTAAAAAGTTGCGATGATTGTAATGGTATGGGTAGAATAAAGAATATACGTAATATGGGTGTATTTCAACAAGTGTTTGAAATGCAATGTAAAACGTGTGATGGTTCAGGATCAAAGAATTTAGAAGAATCTGCATATGAAATTGAAAAAACTTTAGAATTAAATATACCGAAAGGAATACATAATAATAATAAAATTTGTATAGATGGATGTGGAGAGCAACCAAAAGTAAGGAATAAAAAGCCAGGTAATTTAGTATTTAACATTGAAATAATGAATAATGATGCTTTTACACGTAATAAAGATGATTTATATTCATCAATAAAAATAGATTTTGTATCTTCATTATGTGGAGCTAATATTCATTTTAATATTATGGATGAAGATAAAATAACATTTAATACATCGCAATTTAACATAGTGCATCCAAATAAGAAATATGAATTTAAAGGTAAAGGTATGCCGATACAAGGAACAGATAGAAGAGGTAATTTATTTATTGAGTTTAATGTAGAATATCCTACATTAACGGAAGAACAAAAAAAAGATATTAAAGAAATATTGAAAAAATGATAACATATTATAATTTTATATTATTATTATGACAAACAACAATACTTTGATACATAAATACTATATTACTCTTATTCAAAATATAGATTTTAATGATTGTAGTGATATTAGAAAAGTTTTAAGCAAATTACTTACTATTGCTAGAAAAACAATGAAACAACAGAAAGAAATTGGTGATACTTCAACTATTAATATTAAAAATATGAAAGGTGCTACTATCAGTATCAAAACAGATACTAACAAACCTAAAGATACTAAAGACATTAAGCTTGCTAAGGATATTAAGCTTATTAAGAATACTAAACTTACTGATGATACTAAAGATACTGAGAATAGTAATGATACTAAGCTTACTAAAGATATTAATGATAGTTATACTGAAAACATATTACAAGAACATTATTCTGCATTTAGAACTTATCTTATTGCAATTAATAAAATAAATGAAAAACTAAATTTAAGTAAAAAAATAAGAGCTTGTAATTTTCCAGAAGGTTTAAGTGAAAATATTGTAAAATTTATAATTCACAATAAATTAAATGATAAAACAACAATATGGGATTGTAAATCAGGTGATTTATATTCACAAATAGAAAAAAAAATAGAAGTAAAATGTTTTGCTAGTGATAGTGATGCACCTATTTCATTTTCTCCAAATTCTAACTGGACTGTTATATATTTTCTTGATGCTAGAAAATCGTTTGATAATTATATTGTGCTTTATAAATGTTCTTTGATTCCTACAAGTGATAAATGGAAACAAATAAAATTAAATAAAAATGAAACATTTGAAGATCAAATAAAATTAAATAGAAGACCTCGTATAATTTGGAAATCTTTATACAAAACTATATGCACTGATTGTGATATAATATATGAAGGAACAATTGAAAATATATTTACATATAATCCTATAACTAGTTTAACAACGGAATAAGTTTATTTGCTATAAGTTTAACTACTGGAACTGATACTGCATTTCCAGCAAGTTTATATAAACTTGAATCACTTAAATCTGGTAATTTATATGATGATGGAAACCCTTGAAGATTAAAACACTCTCTTGGTGTTAATTTACGAATACCTTTTGAATCAAGAATAATAGGAACGTTATGACCACCACTACCCATATTAGCTGTTAAAGTAGGACATTCACTACTTTTATTTTCTCTTACATATACTCTTCTATATTGATAGACAGTATCTGTTTTAATAACATTTTCTTTTAAAATTTTCCAAATTTTTGATTTATCTGTATAATAATACTTCAAAGGAATATTATTTTCAAGAAAATCAGTTATTTTTTTCTTTTGAACTGTAGGAAAATCTAAGTTAAACTTATCAAATATTTCTTTTGATTTAATACATACAATATAGATTCTTTCTCTATGTTGTGGAATATCAGTAATAGATGATGTATTTAAAACTTTATAACATATATTATAACCTCTTTTTTCAAGATTATTTTTAATTGTATTAAATGTTTTTTGTTTGTCGTGTGATAAAATATTTTTAACATTTTCTAATATAATACACTTTGGATTATGATAATCAATTATTGATAATATTTTCCAAAAAACATTTGATCTTTGATCTTTAAATCCTTCTTGTAGTCCTGCAATACTAAATGGTTGGCAAGGAAAACCTCCTGTTAATATGTCGTGTGATGGTATATCTTTATTTTTAATTTTATTAATATCCTGCAATGTTAATTTATGATCAAAGTTTTCATCGTATATTTTTTTAGAGTATGTCATCATATCATTTGCAAATATTACATTCACTTTTTTTTCAAATGCTAATGAAAAAGCGCCTGTTCCTGCAAATAAATCAATCATATTAAGTTTAAAATATTTATCGTTTATAGTTTTATTAATTAAATTAATTAGTTCTGTTTTATTTTTTGAACTATGTTTTGTAATACCTAATTCTTTACATTTTTCTAATAATTCTTTCTTTGTATTCTTATTATCATATTCTTGCATTTTTTTTGACTCTATTTTATTTAATATAAGTTATTAAAACTATATAATCATTTTTATATAAATATATATAAAAATGCATATAACATCTTTAGTAGCAGGAGAAGAGTTTGCAAATACCTATATTGATTTTACTAAACTTGATAAAATTGATAAACTTGTAATTGATGTAGGTGGTCAAGATGTAAATGGATCTTTAAGGGAATATTATGAAAACAAAGGGTTAAAATATATTTGTGTGGATATTGTAGAAGATAAATCAGTTGATATAGTAATAAAATTAGGTGATAAATTACCTTTTAATGATTCTAGTGTTGATTACATAATATCTAATTCAGCATTTGAACATGATCCTTGTTTTTGGATGACTTTCAAAGAAATGACAAGGATCATAAAAGAAGATGGATTTATATATGTAAATTCACCATCAAGTGGTCCATATCATCCATATGTTACTGACAATTATCGTTTTTATGCTGATGCAGGTCAAGCACTTGCTTATTGGTCCGGTATTCAAGTTGTAAATGAACCTGTGTTTCCGGTAAAAGTAGTAGAAACATTTAATATATTAGGAACAGAATGGAAAGACTTCTGTTGTATTTGGAAACGAGTAGAAAACAAAGAGATTTCTCATATTTTACCAGAAGAAATAATAAAAACAAAAGGAATATTAGAGAAAGCAATAAATGATCGTGGATATGAAACAATATAGAAATTATGAAATATTTATAAATTATTTTAGTAATATATAATTTTTTATAGATATTATAATTTTTTATAGATTATAATAATCAATTATAAATTATTTTAGTAATATATAATTTTTTATAGATATTATAATTTTTTATAGATTATAATAATCAATTATAAATTATTTTAGTAATATATAATTTTTTATAGATATTATAATCAATTATAATTTGTCTTATAATAATAAAATAAGATAAATAATTTGAATTATAATTTGATAAAGTATTATAATAATATATATAATAAAAAATAGGTAAAGTTATATTCCATAAAATATATTTATTTAATTTAAATTTAATACGTAAATCATATATTATTTTATAATATATAGCAAATATTAAATCATTTATACCAAATTGTAATTTTCTAATAAAAATAAAATATAAATAAAATGGTAATTGCAAACTCAATGAATAAATAATATGATACATTTTCGTATTAACTTTACCTTTTCTTACTAATGTCATCATAAATGGTGCAGATTGTATTCCATATAATGGTAAATAATTACAATCAGTTGAATTTAAAATACAAAAGATCGTAGCACCAAATTGTTTTTTTGTATAGGATCTTTTAATTTTAATTATAGAATCTTGATCTAAATCATTGCTATAAGGCATATAATTTGTTGTTCTAATTTCATTATTTCCATATTTTTGTGTAATTAAATCAGCTAAATATAATGTAATAATTATAATAAAATGTTTTACTATATAATAATCTAATTTAAGTAATGATAATATTGTAATTGATGTATGTCGAAATGTAAAAAGAATAGAATGTAATCTAAATTCTTTCCATATCATTGGTTTATCTAAATTTCTTTTTTCAGGTAATTTAAATTGTAAAGATAAAAGAGCTAAAAATAAATTATTTGCTACTAAATAAATATTTAATTTATTTGAATTATAAAAAATTAAATTATAAATGTTATAAATAAAATTTAAAATTGCTATTAATCCAGATATTGCGTGTAAATGTTTATAATCGTGTTTTGTTATTAAATAAGTCATAATTTTTGATATGTATTATAAGTTTTATTTTAAGTAATAATTTATAATTATTCTTCATAAGCAGGATCGAATACACTGATATCACTTGTTTCCATATAACGGACTAATCCAGGTGTTCCATAATAATATGTATTAAGTTCATCAATAAAATCAAATTCTTCAGAACACGAACAGGCTAATTTTCTTTTTTCATCTTTATATTTATTAATATCAAAATATTTAATATCGAAATTATTTTTAATATTACCTTCTTTACAGGCACATTTTATTTGTGCTTTACGTTTTTTGAGATCATATTTAATTCTATACATAGGATTTTCATATTTATCTTTAGCAACTAAACTAATTTTATCTTTATAAGTATTAGGTTTATAGCATCTAGATGATTTAACTGCTTTACTATAATTAACGTGCCACACTAATGTCATAATAGTTAATACAACAAATAATGATACAATAAATGTAAAAAATAATTCATAATAATCCATATTTATCTAATTATAACATATAATAACAATTTCATTAGATTTTTTGGATTTATTCATTCCATAATTCCAATCAGTTTCAATAATTTTATAATTTTTATATAAATCTTTAATATAATTACAATTATTATAGGTCATTATCCAATTATTTTTATTTGATAAACATTTATGTAATTTAATATGATCAAAATGTTCGTGAAGATCACCATTATTACCATATAAATTTGATTTAGATTCAAGATAATATGGAGGATCTAAGAATATTATAGAATTATTATTTTTTAAGAATTCTTCAAAATCCATATTTGTTATAGTAAAACGATTTAAATTTAATTTAGATATTCTTTCAATAGACGTTGTTGTAAATCTTTTTGTGGAAGATTCTAATGAAAAACCACCTGATAATGTAGCACCACTAAAAGAACATCTATTAATTATGAAAAACATTATGGATTGTTTTAATGGGTCTGTTTCTGTTACTATTTTATTACGTAGATCTTGGAATTTATTTTTAGTAATAGTATTAATATATGGATAAAGTTCTTTACATAATCTATCTTTATTATCTTTGCAAGTGTTCCAAAAATTGTATAAGGGTGTGAATTTATCATTAGCAACAATGTGTAAATTAGGAAAAGTATTTTGTAAATAAAATTCAAAAGATCCTCCACCAAAGAAAGGTGATATGATTGTTTTAAATTTACTTAAATCAAAATATGTTGTTAAGATATCGTAAAGTTTATTACAAGCTTTTGTTTTACCACCAGGATATCTTAATGGTGATGCGTTATTTATGGTTATTAATTTATTTTTAGTCCAATTTATAGTAGGTTTATTGTCTATTTTAGTAAAATTATCAAGTTGTTTAGTAAGATCTACATTAATTTTAGTAAGATTATCATTCTTAATTTGAAGTTCTTCAAGTTGTTTAGTAAGATTATCATTCTTAATTTGAAGTTCTTCAAGTTGTTTAGTAAGTTTTTTTATCATTATATATATTTAATGTAATATAATTCATTTTTTATATTATTATAAACCACTATATGTTGCAGTGCATACACTTTTAAATAATTTATTTTTAATATCCTTTGTTAAATTATTATCTTCATTTACTAAAGAATTTTGCATTTGCGAATCAGTACATTGTTTAATTAAAGCTTCTTTTTTTAGATTGATCATATCTTCATGTGATAATTTGAATTTTCTTTTAAATTCTGCTTTTTCTAATTGTTTTTCAGTATCACCGCAAATATCTTCAAGACTAAATTTAGAATCTCTTAATATTGATGCTTTAATTTGTTCATACATATTTGATGGAACGGAAGTTTTAACCGTAGATTCTAATATAATATTAACAACAATACCTGATGCAAATTTACCACTAAATATTATATTATCCAAAAAATTAAATATACCAAGTTGTTTTATATTTGCTATTGGAAAGAAAGATAACATTTTATATAATTCACATCCTATTGGCCAAACTTTAGATATTGGAACTAATAGGAATCTATAATAAATATAAATAAAAACTAGAAAGCAAGATATAACGACGAATATTACGACAGCTATTTGTAATAATAGAATATTTTGTAAGATAATATCTAAAGCTTTTAATACTGTTTTATATATAATACGGTTGTTAATTCTTTTGTTTAATTCTATTGAATTTGATAACCATATTTTTAAAAACTTATGAATAAAATATGCTAATATATATAAAATAGATAAAACATAAATAAGAACTATCATTTATATTGTATAATTAGGAATTATATTGTATAATTAGGAATTATATTGTATTATAAAAGTATATTATGATTCTTATAAAAGTATATTATGATTCTTATAAAAGTATATTATGATTCTTATAAAAGTATATAAGAATTATTTATTATTAATAAATGATTTTAGTGTTAAATAAATAATTTTAGTGTTAAATAAATGATTTTAGTGTTAAATAAATGTTTTTAGTGTTAAATAAATAATTTTAGTGTTAAATAAATGTTTTTAGTGTTAAATAAATAATTTTAGTGTTAAATAATAAAAATTGTAATATATAATTATTTACACTATTGAAACTTTAAAATGTGACACAATGCTTCAAGAATGTAATAATAATATAGAATTCTATACTAACCAATCTATACTATCATCACTTTATGATAATATTTTAAGGTTTTTATAGACAGTTTTCAAACTAAAGTATAATAATATAAATTTAATTGTTGATATTTAATAATAGGTGATATCATATGGTGATGATCACTTAAAAAACTACTTTCAAGTGTTTATATAATTACTATATTTTCTAATACTTGCGGTAGCGAAGCCAGAGGTATCTCTCTAGAATAACAAGTGGTTAAAAAGAAAATTATATTTACTCAATATAATTTTCATTTATTTATATTACTTTAATATCAAAAATGGTTTAATTTTCAATGATTTGGTTCAAAATTTTTAACAATATCTAAAGATAATAAACGCCAATCTTCATTAAATATAGTTATAATATCATTTTCAATTTTATCACCATTTACTTTATGTTTTTTTATACAAGATGAAATATAATCATTAAATGTAATAAGAAAATATGTATTACCATTATTAAAAAATGTAGCATTATAATTAGATATAACACTATCTTTAAATTTAATAATATCTTTGTGTATTCTTAATTCTTTAATTAATACTTTTAGATTCTTATTAAAATACATTTTAAAATCATTTAAAAAATGATATCATTTTTCATATAACATTAAATAAATGTTTGATATTAAAATCACAAAAGAACCTATTATTCTTGTTGATTGTAGTTATTATATATTTTATAGATACTTTGCAACATCAAAATGGATAAGTTTTCAATCAAATAGTGAAGAAATTGATTTTCTAGAAAGTTTTGAAAGACACTTAGAAAATGATCTAAAAAAATTAAGTAAAAAATTCAAAACTATAAAATCAAACATCTATTTTGGCGTAGATTGCTTTAGATCAACAATATGGCGAAATGAATTATTAAATTGCTATAAACAAAACCGTGTAGATAACCCAAATTTCAATAAAAATATTTTTGATTACTTTAAAACAATATTAGCAACAAAATATAAATTAAAATTAATAAGTAGTGATCATCTTGAAGCTGATGATGTTATAGCTTTAATTCATAAACAAATTACAAATAAAATAAATACAATAATAATAACAAATGATAGTGATTATGTTCAATTACAAAATCCAAATACAATTATAGTTAATATGCAATTAAAAGATATAACAATAAAGCATAATATTGAGAATTATACAATTTATAAAGCATTAACGGGTGATAAATCTGATAATATTAAGCGTGTAGGTAAAATAACAAAAGTAAATGCAAGTAATTTAATAAAAAAACCTGTTAAAGAAATATATGAATGGTTGGAAGATAATAAATTATTAAATGAATTTAATGATAATATGAAATTAATTGATTTTAATTATATTCCAGAAAATCTTGCAAATAACTTATTAAGCAATATAAATATAATATAAAAAAATGATATAAAATATATATTTTATCTATTTAATAATGAATGAAGATGAACTTTGGAATCTTATGGATAACGTTAATATAACTGATCAAGTATTACCAACAGAAATAAGTTGTGCTTGTTGTCATTGTGATAAATTTATTAAAGATGATAATCTTCTAACTTGTACAAATTGTTATAATATTATTGATAATGTTATTGATTGTTCAGCCGAATGGAGATATTATAACGGAGATGATAATAAATCTGCTGATCCTTCTAGATGTGGATTACCTACAAATGCTTTATTACCAAAATCATCATTGGGTTCTATAATTGGAAAAACAATGCGTGATAGTAAAGATTTACATTGTATTCGTAAATTACAAACTTGGACTAGTATGCCTTATAGCGAACGTAAATTATTAAATGTATTTGAAAGATTTACTAATAATACAAATAATAAAGGTATATCTGGTAAGGTTTTATATGATGCAAAGATAATGTATAAAAAAGTATCAAGTTTAAAGATATCTAGAGGTGATAATAATGATGGATTAATTGCTTCTTGTGTTTATTATGCTTGTATAATAAACAATGTTCCTCGTAGTATTAAAGAAATTTCGGAAATGTTTGAAATAACACCTATAACATTAACAAAAGGTAATGCTAGATTTCAAAAATTAAATCCTATGAATGTATTATCTTCATCTCCACATGAATTTATTTCACGATTTGGTTCTCAATTAAGTATGTCACAACAAGATATATCAATTTGTGTTAAATTATCAAAATATTTATATGAAGAAGATATATTAAGAGATAATTCACCTACTAGTTCTGCTGCTGGAATAATTTATTATTATTGTAATAATAATTCATTAGATATTTCTAAAAAATATATAGCTAATATATGTGGTGTTAGTGAAGTAACAGTTACAAAAAGTTTTAAACATATTTTAAAATATGATAAAGTGATAAAAGATAATTATTTTTTAACAGCAAATGTATAGAAAATAAACATGGCACCTAATGTTGTTAAGAAATTTAAAATAGCAATAGATATAATAATAGGTATTAAAATATATAACATTTGATGTTGTATAAGATCTTTAAAATCACTTTCAAGTAATTTTTTTTTTATAAAGTTCATAATAATTTCTGTATATGGTTTATTATGCGTAGTAGTCATAATTTTCTTAACATTTTATTTATATTAAAATGATATCATTTAACGCAATAACAAAAAGAAGCGATTTTTATATCTCAACCCCTATTAATGATTATGTTTTAACTCTAGAAAATATTGATATAATAAGTATTATTGCAAATTCATCTAAGAAATTTGTAATAACATTAAAAATTAATGAAAATAAAGATAAAAAAATATTATCTATGATTGAAAAGTTATCTCTTGATACTGTAATTAAAAATAATAAAAAATGGTTTCATAATAATCTTGAATATCAAGATATAATTGATAATTATTTACCTTGTTTTAATGAACAAGATAATACTTTAGATATTATTTTACATTCGGATTATTTTCCAAAATTAGAAGGTTATGTTGATTTAGATGATTTAATTAAAAATAAAAATATCAATTGTTTACAGAATATTACTATTAAATTGATTGGTATTTATATTAAAAATAATAGTTTTTATGTTAGATGGTTAGTTCGTAATATTGAGAAAATTGAATCCAATAACGATGATATACAAAATATTGATGAATTATTTGATATTAAATATGAAAGATTAATTGAAAAAATTGACAATAAAATTGAATATTTAAAAGATACTAAAAAAGATCTTATAAAAATATATGATACTAAAGATTTTGAAGCATTAATCAAAAGTTTTTATCTTATATTAGATAAAATATAATATGGCGGAAGATAACAACAAACTTGTTTTATACTTTGCTCTTCTAATACTTTTATTACTCTTAGTTTTATTATTTCAAGCATATAACTCTAAATGCAAAGTCTTTAATTATGAAAATTTTAACAATGCTAATTCAAATGCAGATGTATACAATGAACAAAATGTTATAAATAGTTCAGGAATGACAAATGATCTTAAATATTCACCCGCTGATCCTGAACAACCCGCATACACCGAAATTGCTTCCAATAATGAAAGTAAAGTTAATGCAAATACTGATCCGGAAGCTAGTTGCTATCCACGTAGTAGTTTAACCGCTAAAGATTTATTACCTGCTGATTTAGATGCAACTAATTCCAAATGGTCTAGTATGAATCCTACAACCGGTGGAGCAATTGAAGATCAAAATTTATTAACTGCTGGTTGGACTGTTGGGGTTAATACTGTTCAAAATTCTCTACGTAATCCTAATTTACAATTACGTTCTGAACCACCAAATCCGGTAAAACCTGTAAGTCCTTGGATGATTTCTACAATTGGTCCAGATACCAACCGTAGAGATATGGAAATTGGTTCTCAGCCTTATTGGGAAAATTAAAAAAAAGAATATAAACATTAATTTGTTCAAAATCTATAATGGATAACTTAACGGGTAAAACACTTTTATTATCATCAATATCCAAATACTTCAAAAATAATCCTAAACATTTAGAACAATTTAAAAATATAATCCTCGGTAAAAACTTTATATCTTTACGATTAATTGATTGGTTATTAACACATTTTGCTAAAAATAATAATATACAATATTGGATTGATGATGATAATAAAAAAATATTTAAGACTTTACCAGATAATATTAAAAAAGCAGCTAGTTTGCGTAAATTTAATATGTATATAGATTATCGTGCACAATTAAAGTCATTTAGTAAAATGTATTTTGATCCTTTTAGAAGACACGAACGTATTAATTATAAAATTTCAGATAAAGAAGTTATTGAAACTACTATTGGACAACTTAACTTATTTAGATGGTTCTTTAAAAATTATATTTATGAATATATTGTTAATAATTATACTGAAATTTCTAAAAATATGAGCAGTAAAAATAAAAATGATAAAAAAACTATTGAACCAATACAAAAAGAAATTAGATATATTAAATTTAATTAATTCCTAACGTTTTTATTTTTTTTGTTTTAGTAATTTCCGATGGATCCCAAGATATATATAATATATTTCTATTTGGTTCTGGTAATCTATTTACTATATAACCTGATTTTTTATATAATTGCATTAAATGTTTTATACATTCTTCTACATTAAACAATGGATATCCTATTATATAATAAGGAACTGAATAAAATGTTGAATAACCATTATGTTCTGCTATCCTTTTTATTTTTTTATTACAAAGTTCTACCACTTTATTGTATGTTTTAATATGATTTTTGTCTATATTTTTTTTTATATTATATAATTCATTTATACTTAAGATTGTTGTCATATTTATATATACATCAATATTAAATTATGAAAAATGATAAAACACTTATACCTTTTAAATTATTAGATTCCAAAAAAGATTCTATGAATTTTAAAGATCTTAAATATTCTACAGATCATAAAAATCATAAATATTCTACAGATCATAAAGATCATAAAGATCTTAAAGATCTTAAATATTCTACAGATCATAAAAATCATAAATATTCTACAGATCATAAATATTCTATAGAATATAAAGATCTTAAATATTCTATAGAACATAAAGATCTTAAAGATCATAAAGATCATAAATATTCTATAGAATATAAAGATCTTAAATATTCTATAGAACATAAAGATCTTAAAGATCATAAAGATCATAAATATTCTATAGAATATAAAGATCATAAAGATCTTAAAGATCATAAAGATCTTAAAGATCATAAAGATCATAAATATTCTATAGAACATAAAGAAACTAAAGCCCCTAAAATTAAACCACAATCTATTTCTTTAGATTCTTTAGCACCATTAGAAGAAGTAATATTGGGTAAAAGAAAGAATATTACAAATAAATTGTATATTTTTAATAATAAAAAAATAGATAACAATAAAAGTATTATGAGTTAAAAATATACTAATGTTTTTTCATAATTAAATAATTCAAAATCTTTTTCATAAATATTATTGATAATTGAAATACATTCTTCATCATAATATGTAGTTAAATTATATTCATTTATTTTAATATCTTTATGATTTTCAATTTTTTCAATAATAATATCTTCTGGTAATTTATTTATTGTCTCATATATGAAAAAATAACACGGGTAATAGTAAATTAAATATAAATTATATTGCGATAAATCCATATATTTTAATATATTTTTAATAAATATACGAAAATCTACAATTGAATTATTTGGATTTTTATAAAAATATGAACTTATTATTCTTTGATATGGATTACGAACATATGTATGATACAAAACTTTATTAAAATTACAAAACTTATTTCTTAATGCATAAGAAATATGAAAATAATCAAACTTATTTTTACATCCTATATATTCTTTAACAATATGTGCATCTTTTTTAATATTATTTCTTATTGTTTTTCCGGCAGTTCTTGGTATATGAATAAAACAATATAAAAAATTATTTTTATTATATATTAACATAAGTAAATGCAAATTTTAACTTATGATAAGAAAATTATTGATTTTCCTAATAATCTAATATGTTATTCTGTTTTTTTTAATAATTTACCAAATCATAATGAAATTATTGAATTAAATAATAAAGCATGTACATTAATAATTTTACAAGAAATAATACTATTTTTAAATAAACATAATGATTTTAAAAATAATAATGTAGATACTGATTCTATAATTCGTTGGAATAATAATTTTTTTGATTTAACTGATGATATATTATTTCAAATTATTGAAGCATCTAATTTTTTAGATATAAATAATTTATTTGAATTAGCATGTAATGAAGTTGCAAATATTGTAAAAAAATGCAATACTGCTAATAATGTCCGTAAAAGATTTAATATTAAAAATGATATAACACCTGAAGAAAAAGCAGAGATTTATAAATTTGCTAGTAATTTATAAATAAAAATTGTGATATATAAAAATGAAACATTCAAATAATAAAGATATTTGATATTATCAAGTTAACAAAGAACATATTTTTTTTAATTAGTTAATATAGCAGATATAGAGTTAGTTAAAATATTGAAAGAAGACACAAAACCCGTTTAATTAAATATCGTAATGAACAATGTTTATCAGTTAAGGATTTCTATTTAAAAATAAAATTAGATCATTTTATATTTAAGTATTGGTAGGGAAGGCGAAGCTGATTTTTTCGTAATACTACAAAATATATACACAAAAGATTAAAACTATAGAAATGAATGACGTATGAAAATTATTATTCAATAAAAATTATTTATTTATAAAAAATGATAACTTTATATATTAGTTTTTATATAAAATGACGTGTATGTGTTGTTCTAAAAAATATGAATTATGTAAAAATATTCGTATTCATAATTTATTAAATTTTATACACAAAGATGTAATAAATACTGAAAAAAATGAATTAGAAAATTTTACAGAAGAAAACTTAATATATATTAATAATATTGATGAAATTGAAGTATTTGATGAATTAATAAAAGATATATCAAAAAAATATGTTAATCACACCGATTTCAATAAAAATATAAAAAATATAATGTTTAATTATGCTACTAAAAAATTTAAAACTGATTTCTTAAATTACTGTTATCAAAATATGATTAGTAAAAATATTAGTGAAACAATTGAATATCATTGTTATTATATGAATGAAAGTAATAAAAATGTATTAGTTTATTATATGATAGCTACAGCATATATAATAAATGGAATACAATTAATTTAATTTTATTATTATAATATAAATAATTTAATTTTATTATTATAATATAAATAATTTAATTTTATTATTATAATATAAATAATTTAATTTTATAATTATAATACAATTAATTAATAACGTCTAAGCAGATGGAATTACCGATTCTTAAAAAATCTAAAGATATAAAAAAATTTTAGATAACATATTTATTTCTAAAAAAATATGATTTATTATCTATAGAAGATAAATACAATATTGATAATAAAAATGAAGCTTTCTTTGATTATACAGAAACAAATAGAACAATATTACAATCATCAGGTGCTATTCGTGATATGGTTGAAGCTGAATATATTGTTAGAATTATACATACACAACGTAAATTATTTTGTAATAATATTAGTGAATTTTATTCTACTATGACTTTAGTATCTAATTATCATGGTGTAGGATATAATCCATTTATATAAATTAAAAAAATACATAGGAAGATAATGACATATAATATGCTAAGTTTTTTATATAATCATCATTAATATTATTGTAAAATAATTGTAATTCAGTTTCAACCGTTGTATTATTTTTATTTGAATTTTTAATTGCAGAATATATAATATTAAACTTTTCTTTTTTAGGTAAAAACTTTTCTGTATTTACTCTAACTTTTGGTTTAATTAATTGAAGTTCAACTAATTCTGTATTTAATATTTTATACCATATATGTTCTTTAATATCTAGATTTATATTTTTAATTAGAAGATTATCTTCTAAATAAATAGGAAAATTAGAATATATAAATTGTTTTATAATATTAATTTCTTTAATATCATTTAATATTGTTGTATCATATAGTTGTGAATGTTTTCCGATTATATGAGAAATATAACAACATTTATTTTCATATGACATTGGTTATAAGGTATTAATTTATTGTTATCATTTTTTTATAATTTTATCTAAAACATCATTTTTAAAATCTTTAACAACTTTATTCCAGTTATAATTATCTAATATATGTTTTCTACCACGATTACCATGTTTTTCACATAAATCAGGATTACTGAAATATTTCCATAAACCTTCCATAAAATCTTCTGGCAAACATATTTCATCAATTGTTCCAATTCCTTTCATTTTACTATTTAATTCTCCATATTTATGTAATATTGGTTTAATTAAAGTTGATATAGTATCATTCATAAATTCTTTATGACCACCAACATATGATGCGACTTGTGCTTTTCCTACACCTAAACTTTCACTACAAGTTAATCCCCAACCTTCAGCATGAACTGGTGCAAAATTAACATCACATACATTCATAAAAATATTAATATCACGATCTGATATCTTTTGTGCATTATCAATAAACCACAATGTTTTTTTAGCATATTCAAAATCTAAATCAATTAATTTACATTCATGTTCTAAAACACTCATTAAATTCCAATGTCCTTCGTCTGCAGTCCCTATTGCAAATATTATTGGTCTTTTTGTATGATGATTTGTTTTAAAATCTTGTTTAATACCTTTAGATTTTACATTTGCAATATAATGTCTTTTTACAAATAAAGCCCAAGATATTATTGCAATATCCCAAGCTTTTCTTGGTTGATTACGATTTGTTGATTCTATTATAAAAGCATCTTGAGGTAAATCATAATAATAACGACAATGAGATTTTGGTATTGGAAAATATAATTTATCATCAAATCCATGTTTATATACATATACTGGCATATCTTTACGAATTCCAATTCTATAAGTATTATCTTTCCAAAATGGTGTAAAAGCAATTATAGCATCAAAATGTTTATTTAATAAATTGATATAATCTGGTTTTTGAAACATATAAACTTGATCCATATATGATATTAATTTAAATTTTGATCTATATTGATGCATTTCATTTATTATATTTGCGGTTACAGCAGATGTGATCATACTATCATTAAAAATAATGATAATATCATATGCATTTTCTTTTAAATGTTGACCTATTACTTTTTCACCAAATCCACTACCTTGTATATTATTATCTTTTTCAATTTGTAATGGATCTATTAATTTTACATTTGATGGTATATCATTCCTTATAGCTCCCGATGTTTGTTTATAATTTTGAAATCCCCATATTGATAATTCTATTTCATCTTCATATTTACCCAAATATTTTGATGTATAATATGTTATCTTTGAATAACCATTTGTTGTTCCTATTGGATAAGTTCCGCAAAAAAGAATACGGGCTTTATCACTTTTAATATTCCAAACATCCTCTACCTTTTTATTACTTTTTACTATATCTTTTATAGAATATTCACCTATTACTACAGTTTGTTTTTCAAATGGATTCATTATTGATTATCAATTAATTATGTTTTATATATTATAAAATGACAATAAAACCTAAATCATTATCTTTATTAAATAAACAAGTATTATATACTAATTTTGATAAAAAAGTTAAATCTTTACCAATTAGAGAAAAATCATCTTCTTCAAGTAATGTAGAAAAATCTAATGAATTTATATTCTTTGGTTGTTGGAATAATATTAATTGTTCTGATGATATAATACATAGAAATATTGTTTTAGAATTATTAAAATTATCGAATTTAGGAAAACCTATTGTTTTAGCTGGTGATAATTGGTATAATCAAAAAACTGATAAAAAAACTGATAAAAAAACTGAAAAATATTATTCAACATATGTTTTAAAAACAGGTTATGAATTATTATTTGAAGTATCTAAAGATGTCGATATTGTTTTAGGTAATCATGATATTACTGAAGATTCTTTAGAATTACCAATTGATACTGGAAAAATTAAAACTTTACAAAATTTACATTTATTTTGTGAAAAATTAGGTTGTAAAGTTAAAGTTCAAGCTTTTATTATTAAAAAAATATTAGAGAACTATCCTGTAGAACTTGATTTTTTTACGAATAGTTATATTAATAGTAAATTTCGTAATAATACTAATATTGATGTTATTACAAATAAAAATGTATCATTATATACTTGTATTCCTCATATAGTAATGAAATCAAAAGGTATATTTTTTTTATATTTGAATACAAATGTGTTTGAAAGTGATGTAAATACTATTAATAAATATAGAGAAACTGTTAATAGAAAATTAAAGGAAGAAATATTAAAAAGAAATAAAATTGATTTATTATTTATTGTTGGACATCATCCTTTTGCTGGATTAAAAGATAAAAAAGGTTTATCAGTTAAAAATGTATCTGAATTATATTTTAAATCAAAATCATCATCTAAAAAAGATGAAAGAATTGAAGCTATATATAAATTCTTAGATATTTTTCTTGAATATAAGTCTATATATTTGTGTGCAGATATTCATAATTTTCAAATTTGTAAATTACATTCTGAAATATTAAATTCTGAAATGTGTATGGTTATATGTGGATCTGGTGGTGCTAATCAAGATCTTATTGATTATTATGATAATTCTAAATTTCCAACTGAAGTAAATTTAACTGATAGTGAAAATAAATATGTTGTTAAAGATCTATATGTTCATAATGCTTATGGATTTTGTAATATATCTTATTCTACTAGAGGTAATAAAGTTAAAGTTCAATATTATAAAATAGTTGATGATAAAATAAAATATAATATATTTACATATACTTTACGTTATAAAACATCTACTAAAAACTGGAGTATTACAAAAGACATTTCTAGTATGGTAAATTTTAAAGAAACTACAAAACAATTTAGTTCAGATAAGCATTGTGAAAAACTGAAGTTAGATGAATATCGTAATAATTGTGAAAAAAAATGATTAATAATTATTGTAACTTTCAATGTTAAAAAAAGAAATAATAAATAAAATTAAAAGTATTCCTGATAATATTACAACTGTTGATGATATTGTTAATTATATATTTGAAAATGAAGTGAAAGTTGAAAAACTTACATATATGGCTTTTAGATCTGCTAAATTAAAAGAAATGGTTGAGAATCCTATTACTTATAAAGAAAAAATAGCAATTATTAGTATTGAATGGAAAAAAATTAAATAAATAACTTTGGATCATATTTATCATAGAATCCTTTTTCTTCTAAAAATCCTAATTTATTAAACTTTATATCTAATTTATCTCTATTTGCAATAGCAATACAAGTTCTATTTATATTTTCCATTACTTCTTGTAATTCTTTCGGTATCTTTTTAGTTGGAGACATTATTTATATATATCAAATATTATCATTTTTATATATTATTGTATAATTATATTATAATATTCTATAATGATCATTATAGACCTATATAAAGAAACATAAGTTATTATTTATTTTATAATTATTTTATAATGAATTATATATATTCTATAATGAATTATAAATCTACAATGATCATTATGGACCTATATAAAGA